CTCTTTGACTTTGTTAGAGTTGGATTATGAATTGAGTAACGCAAGCAACCGCTCTTTTTCTGCCCTATTCTCCGCGCTTTCAGGAGCGTGGATTCTGATGATTCGATCGTTCTCTTTGGCAAATTCCTATTCGCTCTTGTCAAGTTTTTTTCCGTGAGCCCTTTTATATCGAATACTTACGACTTGAGCAAATAGCCCATCTCCAATACCGTAGAAAGCTCCGAGAAACTCCCACCAATGCAAGTACTCACATCGGCGGCAACTGTACCCCAGTACTTTATCAACAGCGGGTGCGATTAAGGCTGCATCTTGTTCCCAATCTACAATTCGAGGACGTGGAATTGTAGAGTCTTCGGGTTGTCCGCCATTGATAAACAAAAACGCTGCCCGTAACGCAGCATTTGCGTCGGGCAGCGCTTGCCATTTTGGGTATAGAATTTCAAGGCAGGCAGCGTACTGTTCCTGTTGAGTCATTTCCGGGTCTGCTAACGCCGCAAGGGCATCAAGTACAGCTCGGAAATCAGATCGGATGGCAAAATTCTGACCATCTACATCTACGGTTGTGGGCAGTTCCCAAGCGCTCACGCCTTCTGGCCGGGGGCCAGGCCCTTGGCCGTGTTCGTGTAGGCACCAGCGTGTTTCTGCACACGCTTCTGGCTGGCTCTGACGGCGCTGCCGACCGCGTCCTCAATAATGGGGACTGCCGCCTGGAGGGCTTTCTCGAAGACCATGGTGCCGTCAGGGAGCAGCGCCAGGGCAGAAACCCCTTTGAAAAACACCGAGGAAGCATCGCTACCGAAGATGTAGTTGATCTGCTCCCGGATGAGCTTGTCCGCCTCGATGATCTGGTCTACGCCCGCGTCTGCTGCCAGCCCATCGGCCAGCTGCTGAATGGCGCGGCGGGCCTCCTCCAGTCGTGCCGCGATACCAATGTCCGCAGGGTTGACATAAAGCGTGCCCAGCAGGGTGCCATCGATGTCTTTGACCTCGTAGCTTTTAAGGCCTCTGTCGATTTTCAGTTCCATTGTACACCTCCGTTATGCTTAGGCCTCGGTGAAGGCCTTCGTGCTCGGGTTGAATGTACCCGTGGTCTTCGCGCCAGTGTAGTGAATATTGAACGGAATCTGGTAACCAGTGGTGTCGCCGCCGTAGCTAGAGACCTCGATGTAGCACTCCTCGCGCACAGCGGGGAAAGCGCCGGATGCCTCCTCGTTCCAGAGCTTGACCTCCACAATGTCGGTTTTGAGGTCGTCAAGAACCATGTTTCCATCAATGATGGCCTGCAGCTTTTCAAACAGGGGGTCGCCCTTTTCGGCGTAGTAGGGGCTGACTTCGCCCTGCTTCTGGTAGCTGTCGATCGTCACGGACGTGTTACCGAGAATGTTTTGCTTTTTCTCGACATTGGCACTCAACTCGGGGGAATACTCCTCCAAATCTTTGCCAAGGCGTACATACTCGGCGGTGCCCTCACTGTCGTTTGCAAAATGGGCATTCAGATAGTGCGCCATGTATTTGCGTTCGATCTTCATAGTCAGTTTCTCCTATATGTGATTTGTATCTGAATCTGATATTTTGCGCTATCAACACCAATCTGCGATGGATACGCGGTCAGTGTGGGAACGATAGCGCAAACCCGACCCTCCTCTATGCAGGGGTAGTTTCGGGCATTGTTCTGCTCTACCATCCACGCAATCAAACCCGTATAAAAAGCGAGATTGTCGGAGTTTTGTTTGACATCAGCCCCAAAATTCTCACGCGTAGCAAAAATATAGTTTTGAGTCTGCTTATCATCCAGAACATAATCTCCGAGGATGTTCTCATGGTAGGTCAGAGTGGATGGTGATGCGTAAATGGCGTATTCGGTAGGGTTTTCACCGAGGTAATCAGCACCAAATCGTTTGTTTTTAGACAGCAGCGGGCATTGCCTAAACCACTTCCGGATTCCCTCAGTGCTATTTGATACCTGCGGCATTTTTTGCCTCCCTTACAATGTCATCAATGTGATCGGCTTTCATTCGTTCTGCCCAAAAAGGCCCGGCTAGAGCGTTTTTATCAGTTTTGTACTGAATTGCTCTGCCAGTGGGAGTTTTTCTCTCGCCTGGACGAGAGAAAAATCGTGTAGGCGTTCCACTGTTGTCATCAAAAACGGGAATATTCGGGCCATAAACTTCGCCCATGTACATATAATGCGCATAGGGGCCGGGGTACACGATGATGCCAGAGCCAATGTCAGATGCGGCGTAAGGGCTTTTTGCAAGCATAAATGTGTCCGCAGGAGTGTAATCCATGCACCATCGTATTACCGCGTTATCAATGACTTTTTGGACAATTCCGTGATCTCCAAAGCCATGGTTGCTAAGAACAGTGTTTATGCTATCGAAATCAAACCGCGAATCTACTGACAGTTGCATTAAGCACCTACGACTTTCCAATGCCGCGCCTGCGGAGCACGACGATTGTCTGTAACCTGCAAGATGGTTGCGGCCTCGAAGTAGACATCATGAATGGTTGAGGGACGCAAGCCCTCAGCACCAACGCCCAGAACTACGAGATCGCCAGCAGCCAACGTGAAAGTGGCGGCAGGGTCATCGGTGGTGGCGTACTGCTTAGGGGGCAGATACACCTTGCCGCCGAAATCCGCATCCGTAGGGATACGGATTGTGACCTTGTTTGCCGCTTTCAACCCGGTGCTGTCAACGGTGGTCGCATCGGAGTTAAACCAGTGAACGCCCCGGATGACGGTGCGCCCATAAACGTCGCAATCCTCCTCTGGGTCGAATCGCCGGTTGTACAGGGTGATGGTGTCATTGCAAAGTTGCATTTTACCTCACTCCTCTATACAGCAGGGGAACGCCGTAATCGTCCAACTCACCATACAGCATATCCGCCGCAATGGCGTTCATCTGCTTGGCTGCGGCATCGGCATCCGGCACATTCCCGTGATTCTCCGTGTAGCCATCCGTGTTAAACGATGTGACTGTGGGTGATGTGACCTGTGCCACGGCACCGACAACGCTTTCCATTTGCGCCAGTACAAAAACGCAGAGTTTGACCGCTCCGGGAATCTCGGCCATGTTCTGGACACGAGAATCCGTCAAGCGATCAATGCGTTTTCTGCAAGCATATTCCAGCGGAGGCCACGCAGCGGCATCAACGGTGCCGCCAAAATCCTTGTACTCGTCAAAGGTGAGGTACATATCGTGTGCCATGTGTAAACCTCCTAAGCGACCTGAGATCAGGCCAGAGAGAGGATGCGGGCGATGGGGATGGCCTTGCGGGCGATGTACTGCTTGCCCTCGGCCTCGTTGGAGTTCACCAGTTCCCAGTTTTCGCCGTCCTCCAGCTCGTCGTCGGTGGGAGACAGGCTCTTCATCTTGGCCTTGGTGAAGTTGATGCCGTAGGGGGCAAAGCACTTGCGCTGACGGCCATAAAGGGTGTCCTCGCCGCCGTTGGTGTGAGGATCACGATCCATCTCGTAAGGCACCTTAGCGCCGCAGTCAGTGTACTCGATAGCACCGTCGCCCAGAACGTAGGTAGTGTAACGGGTCTGAGACACCTTAGCCACGCCTGCGGTGGTCTGAGCGGCAGCGGCCTTGACAGTGCCATTGACGGTCACGACAGGCAGCTTGCCCTCGCCGCCGAAAATCTGCTTGAGGGTAACGACAGCGCCGGAAACGGTGACGATGAACTTGCCCTCATACTGGGCAGACAGCACGGTTTTCAGAGCCTGAGCCTCAGCAGCGGCATCGCCGGTCTTGAGGGTCTTGTTGGCGGTGGAGGTGGATGTGGCAAAGGTATAGGTCTGGCCGTCCACGGTGATGGTGTCGCTGTTCACGCCAGCAGTGCTGACAGTGATGGTGTAAACGCCCTGCACCTCCATGGTGGTGACAGTTTCCACGGCGGGCATGGTGTCGTCAACCAGAACAGCGCGGCCATTCAGGGTGCCGATCTGCAGCTCACGCTCGATACCGTCCTTGTCGGTGTACTTCATGTACGCCAGCAGCTTGAGATTTTCGAGACCAGTTGCAACGGCAGAGTGCATGATAGCGAGGCTGAAAGCGCCCTTGTTATCACCGCAGGCACGCTGCATAGCGGTGTTCAGGGATGTGCCATCCATCAGGCCCAGAGCGCCCTCGGAGTTGGTCTTGCCGGTGACATCGTAGGTGTGCTCACGGACGAACTTCACGCCCTCAGCATCTTTCATAGCGAAGATGCCGGTCAGAATCTTGATGATGGTGGCCTGATCGACTTCCTCCCAGTATTCACCGATCTGAGATGCGACGTCAGCGAGAGTATCCTCGCCGCCGGTGATGTCGTAGGAGAAGTCGCGCTCAGTCCATGCCTGCGCGCGGCCCACGACAACGCGGGAGTGGGAGAAAGTCTTGGTGGGGTTGCTGGTGATGTTGGTAGAACCGTCATAGTTCTGGGGAACCGCGCCGCTGATGATGCCGCGCAGGGGAATGGTGACGTAGTTGCCACCGACCTGATCGCTCATGGAGTCGGCGATGTCCTGACGCTTTTTGATGGCGCGGGACTTAATCAGCTCGTTGCGGTTCAGGTTGGGAACGCGGTCAACATACTGCTTGAACACGTTACCATTGAAGTTTTTGGAATCAAAGATTGCCATGTGGTTTTGCCTCCTATTGATTTTTTAGGGGTTCGGTTGGTGTAGCTCGATCAGTCGAAATCGGGCACGAAGTTGGGATCGGCATTTGCTGCCGCCATCTGCTCGGACAAACTCAGTTTGTGCGTACCGCCGTCGGGCTTTGCGGGAACCGTGATAGACGGGCCCTTCTTGCCCGGAGCGGGTTCATCAACGACAAAACTGCCGGGGTCGTCGGTTTTGTACTGGGTCAGAAACTCGTCGTAGCCCTGCATCTTGCCGTTCTCGTCCTGCTTAAACTGCTTGGCGATGGCATCCGCGATAAACTGCTTTTTCGCGGCATTGGAGCTGAACTTGACCTCGCCCGCCTTTTCGCGGATGGCAAATTCATACGCCTGTGCGGCGATTTTCCGCTCCCACTCCTTGCCGTCATTCTCGCGCTGCTGACGCAGTGCCGCGAGATCGGACTGAACGGATGCCAGCTTGTCAGCATCGGTCTGTGCGGCGGTCAACTTGGTCTGCAATTCGGCCATGTCGGTGTCACGCTGCTTGACCTGCCCCTGCAAGTCGGAAATCTGGCCCTGCAAGCCCTTGACCTTGGAATCCATCTTATCGCGGCTGACGTAGGAACCGTCCGCGATGTTGGCGAGTTTCAGGCCCGCCGCGCTGATTTTTTCGGTCAACTGGTCGTAGGTCAGCGCCTCGCCCTCAGAAAACAGATTTTTGAGCAATTCCATAAGATTGTCCTTTCGCCGCGATTGATTTAGCTTATAATCGCGCGGCCACTCCGCGCACGTCGCGCCATCGCATTTATTTCCCTGCAATGCCGGGTATTTATTTATCAGCCAAAACGGCGTGATAACACAGAAAAAGCGCCGTTTCAGGCGCTTACCTTTATGGCACTAAAGCCATCCACTGCCATGCGGTCACGGCGCTGTGACAGCCCGGATTGCTTGGCAATGAGATTATATCGGGCGCTTAGGGTGTTGATGTGCTGCTGTGCCTCACGGCGCAGGTCATCGTCGCCAGCGGCCCGCGCGGCAATGGCAACGTCTTTCCAGCGGCGGGTATCGGTTTCAATTTTTCGCATCATCTGCGAACACTGATAGAGGGTCAGGCCCTCTTTGTTGCCGATAGTCACGCCTGCATGGTTTGACGTTATCCATGCCGCCAGTTGATGGTCGGAGTATTTGCGCACCGAATATTCGGTGCTGAACGGTGCGGCAAAGTGCCCGCAGTTCCACTCGCCGATAGGGCGCTTGAATCCTGTAAAGTGATGACCGTCCACGTCCACGCAGGCCATGCCCGCCTGCATTTTGGCGTATTCGGCCAGCAGGAAAACATGACCCTGCACCGGCTCATGGTCGGGGGCGCTGTTGAGATGCGCGGACAGCTCCACCGCATCATAGCCCAGCGCCTTGCCGATTTCGTCGGCGCTGTGCTGGGCAATTTGGCAAGCCCCGTCAATGATGTTCTGACGGGCGGCGGTATCAAGGCGGCGGTGATAGCCGCTTGCGTACTGCACCTGCATCCCCGCCCAGCCTATATCTTTGATGGTCTGCCGCATAGCCGATTTGTAGTCGGTCATGCCGGTGGACACGCTCAAAATGGCCTTATCTATGGCCTGTTGATAGGGCACGGATATGGCCGTAGTGTTGGACAGGTTTTGCAGCGCCCCGGAGGTCTGCGCGGCGATGTTGCGCGTATACTGTATGAGCCTCTGATTCTCCTCACGGGGCAGCGGATGCGCCGCCAGCACGGCCTTAAAGCGCGGGTCAGTGAAGTTGTCCTGCAAGGCGGTGTTGTACACAACGGCCATCTGCTGCTGTGTCAGCCGGGTTGCGGCTTGGAGCTTGCCGGAAATATCGGCGATGTCTGCACCCATTTCCAGCATGATCGCATAGCGGTGTATACTGGTGGGGTTCATCTCGCCTATTTTCTTTATCTGCGCCGCTATTTTCTGGATGAAATACAGATTGACTTCATCCAGATTCGCAATCATTTTGCGAACGGCGGCATCAAGCTCTTTTTGGGTCAGCACGGGTCATCACTCCTCGCCGGGGCCACTCCCGAACGGTGTAGCCGGGTTGCCCCCGCCCTGATCGGCATTGTCGTTGTCGCCCTCGTCCGTGGGAACGGTGACATCGCTCTGGTCAGGGTTGGGCTGCTGGATAGCCATAGCGGCCTGCATTTCGCTGACTTTTTCCTGCTGGACTTCCTGCAAGGCCTTTTCGGCCTGTGCGCGGGTTTCGCCAAAGAACCACATACGCATCTCAATTTTGCTCATCATGCCGTTATTGAGCATGAGGAGCCGCTGCTGCAACTGGGTTTCGGTATCGGCGATAACGGAATCATCCCAATCGAACGACACCTCATATTCGCCAGCCGGGGCGAGATTGTACAGGTCGGCGTACTTATCCATCGCCCGCACGACCTCGCGCAGCGCACGCTCAAGGGCCTGCTGGTTGTCGGCGATAGTGGTATAGGTGCGATTGCGAAGGATAGTCAACTCAGTGGCCGTGCGGGCCTCTGTGTTGGCATCGGAGAGGGTGCCACGGGCGAGGCCGGACTGATCTTCAATCTTCATCAAGATTTGGTTCAGACCGGCCACAAGGGAGCTATCGCGCAGGGTCGGGGCGAAAACATGATACGTTTCATCAGTGCCCAGATCGACCGCGCGGAACAGGCGCTCGTTCAGCTTGGGAGTTTCCATAGCCTTTGCGCCGTTACGCATAACGCCGTCAATGGGCCGCAAGGCCATCGGGTCAACGTCGATAGCCATTTCGCCGCCCTCAAACTCCCACAGCAGGCGGCTGTACTGTGTGTCAGCCTCCTTGATGGTGTCCATGCTCTTAGCGAACACAGCCACGCCCATAGGGGAAAGCGGGTCAACGGTGTTCGCCGATGCCACGCGGAACCAGCCAAAAAGCTGCCCATCCACGTTGTTGACGTAGACCACGGGCTTGAGGTCTTTCCACTGCGGTACTTCCGTCAGGGGGATTTCCTTGCCGAGAGCATCGCGGGAACTGGACTTAAAGGCCCGCTGAGTGATTTTGATTCTATCGCCCTCGACGGTGTGCCGCTCAAGGCGGGAATAGTAGATCTTGCCCTCCGAGAACATATCACGGAAAACGACATCGGACAGGTCGCTGTCATCGCCGAAAGCAATGGGGTACAAATCCCAATCGGGGGTATAGTCGAAATAGATATGCCCATCACGGACATACGGCTTTATCGTCATACCGCCCGCCGCGCATCCGATCTCAGTCTTGCTCCGCAGCTGTGTAGCCAGCTTCTCAAACTCCTTGCTCAGAAACTCCGAGCGCGGGTTGGTGATGTCCTCGCCGGTGCTGTCATCCTTGCCCGCCGTGATGCTCCACTTAAATTCAAGCGTGACCTGCCGGGAAATCTCGGACGCGATGAACGCCGGAATGTTGAGGGTTTTGACCTGCTTGCCCTTGTAATTGGGCTTGTCCAGATAGGCCCGGTGCCATGCTTCGAGGGCAATCTGCATCTCCTGCGACAGCGGGGTGTCGATGTTCTCCACCTGCTGAATATTCTGATACGGAATCACTCTGCCTAACACCTGCCTTATCATGGTATAGATACTTGAAAAAATAGACATGGGCTGTACCTCACAGGCCGCGCCGTTTCCAGATTGGATTGAGCGCGTACCGCACACTGTCAATGCTGTGGTTATCCTTATCGGGGTATTGCCCGGTCAGTTCGTCGTCTTTGGTGCGCTCGTATTCGTATTCGGCAAACTCTCGCGCCGTTTCCGGGCATCGGTTGGGGTCAACGACGATTTTTACCAGCGATTGCAGCCATTTCATGCTGTACCGCACAGAATCCGGCCCCTTTTCAGTTGGGCGGATGGATGCGCCGTAGGCTTTCAAGTCCGCAATGGATTTCGGCTCTGCACTATCTGCAATAATGAGGTCTTGCGATGTTACGTTCTTTTCTTTCTGCAAGCGCTGCCAGAAAACCTCATTCGGAGTTTTATTGCAGCGCAGTTCATCGAAAATATAGAGCGTCATCTTTGAGGGACGGTAGCACATCTTGCTCCAATGGTTGGGGTCGGGATACCAGCCCCAGTCGATGCCCTCGTAGATGTAATCAAACGACGCAATTTCGGCGTCGGTGATTTCTCGCAATTCAAGGTTGCTAAACACCTCGCCGCCCGTGCCCGTGGGGATGCCCAGATACTCATGTTCATAAGCGCGGGGGTTGGTTTGCCGCAACAGCTCCGCATCATCAAAGAACATCTGACCGAGCCATTCAGGCGGCACGGTCAGATAAGTGCTGGAATGTACCAGCCTATCAGGGCGCTGCACAAGCGCCTCCTGATTCATAAAGTTGTTCAGGGTGATGGGCGGGTTGAACGACATGAAATTCCAAAATTTAGAGCCGCCACGGTTGGTTGACTGCAACACGTTTCGGATTTCTTTCATCCCATCGAACGTGTCCGCTTCTTCAAACCATGTGATGGCGCAGTACCCTTTGGGGAATTTCAACGATTTCAGCTTCATCGGGTCATCAAGACCGCGAAAGAGAATCGTCTGCCCGGTGCTTTTCCGGGTAATGCTCATGGGGGAAACATGACAGATAAATTCGCTGTCAAGGCCCAGTTTGTCAAGGGCAAAGACCATCTGGCTGTAAACAGAATCGCGCAGGGTGTTGGCGGTCTTACGGAATATGACCGCGTTGCAAGCCTCGTTTCCCGGCTGAACCATAATCAGCGGGATAGCAAAGCCGATAAAGGATGATTTCAGCGAACCGCGCCCGCCCTTGAGGAGATATTGCGAGTGCCGATGATCGAGAACATCATCCAGCAGTTCGTCATAGTTGGGCGCGATGACATCTTCGATGTAAACATCAGGCATCGAACACCACCTCCCCATCGGCAGGGGTCGTGACGGGTGTAGCCGCGTTTGCCTGATCGGCGTCAGCTTGCTCCACTGCCGGGACATCGCCCTCAGCCACGGGGGCGGGCTTCTCGCCGCGTATCAGGTGGATGCGCACCGCATTAGGGTCATCGGCAGACGTGGGTTTGCCGGGGCCGCCTGCGCCCTCCGGGAGCGGCTCAGGCGAGGTAAACTCGTCAACACCAAACTGGCCGGGGGTGCCCGGTTCCTGCCCCAGAACGCGCAGGATGGCGAACAGGGAGTCAATGTTGCCGTTGATGGCTGACTGGATAAGGGGAATGAGCATCTGCACCATGAGGGTCGTGTTCTCTGAGAATACGTCATCATAGCTTGTCAACTCGGCGCTGGCCTTGTAGTGGGCCTTGCCGCCCTTTTTCTTGTGCTGAGGTTTTGTCAGCAGGTTCAGCAGGGCATCCTTTACCAGCTTCTCCTCCCGGCGCTTTTTGGCCGCTGCCTTACCGCCTTTGGAGCGGATAGCGAACGCCTCCTCCGGGGGGAGCTGATTCAGTGGCGGTTTCATCCCGGACGTATTGCGAGGCTTTTTCTGCTTTTTCTCGCCGGTGTCGGCGGGCTTCGCGTCTTGCGGCGCGGGGCTTGCGCTGATCTCCGGCATAGCCTCGGTATTTTCGGGCATCTGCTGCCACCTCCTATCGGTAAAAATAAAAAAAGCACCCGGCGCATTTCAGCGCTGAGTGCTAAGGGGTATTCAGTTACTTTGCGATGAAATTATTCGTCGTCTGCGTCATCTTCGGTATTTGCCTCGGCATCCTCGGCATCGAGAATGGCGAGTGCCTCAGTATCGCCCCGCTCCGTCAGGATGCGGCGCTCCATGCTGCGCAGGTCATCAAAAAAGCTGCCATCAGTTTCAATAGTTCTCTGCTTTGCCATGTCGAATCTCCTCTCAATTCATCGAAATTAGCGGTTGTAGGTGTAATCCTTTTTGCGGGTGATAAACTCATAGCCAAACTTAGGGGCCGTGCGCCGCCAGTAGTCGTTGAGATAACCAACGGCCATCTGGCGGGCCATGTGTATGGCGGATTGCTTGCTCTTGCCATCTTTGAGCGCGTCATCATACGCTTTTGTGTAACGATCAGACAAATAGCGCTCGATCTGCTTATAGTCCCGGTTGATCTGGTTATAAAAGGCTTTCGGTTTTGCACCCTGCCCCTTACGCATGATGTAGTTCATCTCGCCTTGGCCGCTGGCCGTGGCGCGATGCTCTGCCCATTTGGACTCAAGCATATTTTTGACATCAGCAAAAGAGAACGTGCCTCCGAAATCTGCTGCGCCTTTAGGATGGCCGTGCGTGACGGTTGCGCCCTTATAGTCCAAAACGGACATCGGGAACGAAACAGAATGAGAATTGCCCTTGTACGCCTCGACCAGCTTGCCGTCTTTGTCAAAAACGAAAAGCTCCTCATGTTTCAGATTGCGGATGCGACGTTCTGCATCCTCAAGGCTCATGTTGCCGAATTTGGAAATATCAAGCGGATGCGGCGAACCGCCGCCCTTGCCCTCTTTACTCAGCCAGTCGATAAAACCGTTGACGTTGCCTTTACCGCCTCTGCCGCCCATGTTCAACCTCCATTATAGCGCTATGCGTCGATTTTGTAAATAAAAAAGCGCCGCAATGTCGGTTTTGACATTTCAGCGCTTAGCGTATTAAATTTGCGAATCAGTCATCCGGGACGCCATCCCGTACATTGCAGGGCTCTTTCTTGCCCTTTACTCGCGCCTTGAGTTTTTCCTGAAACGCTGTAACGTGAAAAATGTTTCCCTCGCACCCGGCGGGCACCTTGCCGTAGAAGATGATCTGCGCGGGCTGTAAGCGCCGCAGCATCTCATTGTACCCAGCCATGAACAGCGCCGCCGATTCGGGGCTTGCCTGTGTGCCGACACTCGAAACGGCCACCGCGCCGCCTACCGGCTCACCGTCAAAGCACCATGCAAAGCTATCCGGTGTACTCCATGAGATGGTCGGAATGACCTTGATGCCGTGGGCCTGCCAATAGGCACCCAGCCAGTGCTTGCGGTAATGGTTGTAAATCTGGATAATGCGGGGAAAGTCTGTATATGTGCTGAAATCGGGGGTACATACGGTATCGAACCGCGCCATCATGCCGAGGTAGTTATCGGGATGCGCCCAGATGCGGTTGAATTGGTAATCGTCAACGAAGAAGTGAACGCCATGCTCTGACGGCTCCTCACACCCTTTGGCGTAGTTGAAACTTATCCAGTTTTCAGCCGTAGTCAATTCGGGCCGCAGGATGGGGATGTCGAACCGCCCAGCGCCGGGGAAAATGCCCTTATTGAGATTTTCGTAATTGCGCTCTGTGCGGTACACCATAAACCTCCGGGAAAGCAATAAAAATGCGCCGCAGTTGTGACGCTGTGGCGCGTAATATAGGGGCAGGTCAACGGCGGCAGTACCGGCGTCGGCCCTCGCGGCGAACCGCGATAATAACCAAAATTAGGCGCGTCATACGGGGAAAGGAGAAAAAGCCCGTTTTGCCGTGGACGCGCCGCGAGGTGAAATGCCCTCAAGCCTCGCATGGTTGCACAGGCTGGAATCGAACCAGATACTTGCAGGGTATGAACCTGCCGAGCTACCAGTGCTCTACTGTGCAATATAATATAGGCCACTGATCGGAAACCGCCAGCGGTGGAACCGCGTGAATGGATTGCAAACCGCAATTTGCCATCACTGGGGAGGTGCAGATCACTTGTGCCGCCGCAATGGCCGGACGACGGCAATGGCCTAATGGAACCGCATAAGGGCCTTGCACCCTTGCCGTGCTATGGGGATAACACAGCGCCCTTTTCGCTCTAATTGCTGATTGAGCAGCTATGCGGTAAAATGCCCCGGCCCCGTAGGCTACCGGGGTAAAATTTAGTGCAGGGGTCAAGGGCCTGCACAGCGCCGGGCGTGAGAGGCGCACCCAGCGTATAGGGCTTTTGCCACCTCGGCGCAAACACGAACGCCGCCGCGCTTATTCACGCAGCGGCGTTTGGAGGTGACAGCGGGGAAAGCACGAGCGAGGGAGCGCCCAGAACTCCCTCGCCCTAAACCCGCAAATACATAATACGCGCATGGGAGCGAACAATCAATATTTTACGTTGAATTGTTCGTTTTGTTCGCTTTTTTCTATACGGTTTTTGCTAAATAGCGCTTGCAGGCCATACGGCAGGCATCGCCGGTGTATCCCGCGCCCACGCTTGCGCCCACCTGCGCCCACGACAGGCCGTCCACAAAGCGCAAGTGCATAATGAGCCGCAACTGTGCATCGTCCACGCCGTCAAGGTACGCCGTGATGCGGTCACGCTCTGCCATAGCGCGGGCCAGCTTGCCCCTGATCTGCTCTTTCAGCTCGATAATGGCTATCGCGTCACTTTCGACACTCGACCCTGCACCGCCGCCACCGGGCATCCCGGACATATTCGGCCCACCGGGGGATGTGGCGCGGGCCTCAAGCTCTGCAAGGTGCTGTTTATCACGGTCAATCTCCAAATTCAGCCAATGGAGTTGAGATAATTCTTTCATCGTCATAGTCAGACGGCCTCCTTTGCCGTGATGATTTTTGCTTTTAGTGATTCCAGCAGGTGGTTTTGTTCGGTGACACGGCCCATGACCGTTGCGATGGCATCCTCATCCTGACCGCCCTGCACGACCAGCGAATGGATGACGACGGGATGCGTCTGCCCTTGTCGGTGTAGCCGCTTGTTTGCCTGCAGATAAACCTCCGCCGAGTACGTCAGCCCAAACCAGATGATGTGATGCCCGCCGTGTTGCAGGTTGAGGCCGTAGCAGCAGGACACAGGATGGGCCAGCAGAATGTCCACCTCTCCCGCGTTCCATGCACGTTCATCGTCAGGGCCGTTATATACGCGCACCCGCAGATCCAGCGGCTCAAGGGCGGCGAGGATGCGGGCGAGATCGTGCTGAAACCAGTAAAACAGCAAGGCGTGTTGACCGTGCAGACCCTCGATCAGCTCCACCAGCGCGGCCAGCTTGCATTCATGAACGGGGATGACCTTGCCGTCCTCATCATACACGGCGCCGTTGCAAAGCTGTAACAGCTTGCCCGCCAGCACTCCCGCCGTGCCCGCTGTGATGGTTGATTCATCAACTTGCAACAGTGCATCCCGCTCCAATCGCTTGTACGCGGCAGCGGCAGGGGCGTCCAGCTTGACGGGTATCTCATCATAGATGCGGTCAGGAAGGGTCAAATAGTCATCGCTGGACAAGCTGATGCAAATATCACTGATGGCGGCATAGATGGCATCTGCCGCGCCCCGGCGGGCCTTGTAAGTAAATATCTGCGATCTGCTGCGCTTGTCTGGCTCAAAGTACATATCGCGGTAAACGGAGATCGTGCGGCCCAGCCGCTGCCCACCGTCCAGCAAGTAGACCTGCGCCCACAAATCCATCAAGCCGTGCGGCGAGGGGGTGCCGGTCAATTCTACAATGCGCTTGATTTTAGGTCGCATTGACCGCAGGGCCTTAAACCGCTTGGCCTGATGGTTTTTGAACGATGACGATTCATCCAGCACGACCATATCAAACGGCCACGCCTTGCCGTACTCTTTGACAAGCCACTGCACATTGTCCCGATTCGTCACATAGATGTCGGCATCCACTGCCATCGCGGCGCGGCGTTGTGTAGCTGTTCCCAGCACCTCGGAGCAGCGCAGATGCCGCAGATGCTGCCACCCTGAAATTTCGGTGCGCCATGTTGCCTCGGCAACTTTCTTCGGCGCAATGACGAGGCATCGCCGAATTTGCCACGCATAATACTTGAGATAGTTAAACGCGGTCAGCGTCATCACGGTTTTGCCCATGCCCATGTCCACGAAAAGCCCAGCGGCGGGGTGATCGATGATGTGCTGAATGCAAAACTGCTGATAGGGGTAAGGGTGGAACTCTTTACAATCCATCTTGCCGCATGACCTCCTCGCAATGGCTGAGAATCGTCTGCACCTGTTCCGGGGTCGATACCGTGCTGAACACGGTAAAGCCCAGCCGCCGCATCTGATTCTGTACATACGTCTGCCGCATCCGCTCCCGCTTGCCTACCTGTTTCAGTTCCACAAACACAATGCGGCCACCCGGCAGCAGAATCATCCTGTCGGGCACCCCAGACGTGCCGGGGCTTTCAAATTTCAGGCATTGCGCCCCGCCGCCCAATTTCTTCACACCGTCACGCAGTTTGCGCTCGATGACCTTTTCCAATTCCGGCGTCCTAATAACCTCCCATCTTTTTCGCGGCATCGCCGCCGCGCTTGTCCACCTGACTGACACACGCGCGCGCGCGTATAGACCCGTAAATACGGGGGTATATGCGCTCTCACGCGCGTTATTTTACTTATTTTTATTTTTATTTATTTTAAGTGTCAGAAGTGTCAGTTATAGATATATTGCAACGATATATCGTCAAAATTTAGACTGACACTTTAACTGACACTTGTATTTTGCGTGTCAGTTGTGTCAGTGCGCTTGTTCACAATTTTTTCATATTTAACTGACACTTCTGACGGTTCTGACACTTGGCATATAAGGAAGTGTCAGCTTTTTGGCCCAAAGTGTCAGTTGATTTTTATACATATTACACCTGTCTGTTGAATCTCCGATAACCGCGCTGCTGCTTGTACGGCCCAAACTTCATGCCCCGGTTAGCCTCCCATCCGGGGGTGCTTGCCAGCACGGCATTGATTTCGCGGGTGTCTGCCTGCTTGATGTCACGGGGGGCACCGTTGAAAAGTTCGCACCAAACCTCGGCGGCACAAATGCGGTCACGGGGCATCGTCGGGATGTCCTGCCCCTTGCAAGCCCCGGCCCAATAGTCGCGGCGCTTGTCCAGCGGCCACTCAAGCCAGTTCGTGGGAACATCGCGCTCCACAAAATCGCGGATAAGACCCTCGCGGACGGATGCCTCGCGGTGATCTTCCTGCCGTGCGCGGGCCGCGTCTGCCAGATCGCCGGTCAGGAACAGCGGCTCTCCCATCATCCAGCGCATCTTTGCCTCGGCCCAAATCTGATTGATTTCGTCATCGGTCAGATCCCATGCACGGTGAATCAGTTCGCCTTGTCCCACATCCACGGGCCAGAAACGGCGGTTGCCCGTGGTATCTTGCAGAAAATCGCTGACATTGCAGGTGCCGAAAAAGACACAGCAGCGGGGCAGTTCCTTTACATTACGGCCATAGGCGGCGCGGTAGCGGTCATAGCGCAGACTCAAAAACTGCTTGATGCGGGATACATCTGTTTTGCGGAAAGCGTCAAGCTCTGCCACTTCGACCAGCCAAACACCCTGCAAAAGCTCGGATGCCTCTTTGCCCTCAAACGTGCGGATGCTGTCGTTGTACCAGCCCTTGCTCATCCTGTCCAGCAGCGTGGACTTGCCGAGGCCCTGCGGCCCGCACAGAATCAGCATATTATCGAACTTGCATCCCGGCTCCATCGCACGGGCCACAGCACCGACAAACGCCTTGCGGGTGACAGCGCGGGTATATGGGGAATCGTCAGCACCGAGGTAGTCGATGAATAGGGTGTCCAGCCGGGGCACTCCATCCCACGCCAGACCCTTGATGAAATTCTGCACCTCGTTAAATGCGTGTGTAGCCGCATGGATGTCCAGCCCCGCGTCGATGGCGTTGCGCTTGGTGATCTTGTATCCCTTTTCCATGTACCAGTACATTGCGCTGATGTCAGAATCAGCCCATGCCCGCCGCTTGAATTTGTCGGGGTCTTTGTCCCACGGCAGGGGGTACAGCACCTCGCCGCGCCCGCTGAACTCATTCAGCATGAACCGCCCGCACAGGCGGGGGTCATTGTTGAGAATCAGCAGAACATTGTCGATGGTCTGCTTGATTTTGCCGTTTTCATCGCGCTGGATATAGCCCAGCCATGCGTTGGGGTCGGTTTGCTGACCGTCATCGCCGATGACCTCGCCCTGCACAGGCTCGGCGCCGTCACTGTCGCCGGGGGTCTGCTGAGGCCCGTTGCCGGGGATGGGGGCGATAGCGCCAAAGTCAGCCTGCAACTGGGCAAACTGCTCTTTGTTGTAGATGGCCTGCACCGCGCTATCCTGCAACGACATTTCGCACATCGCCTTATAAGATGGGAGCTTGCTGACCGGGGTGTTGCCGGGGGCGCTGTCGTCCTTATCGCCGTACAGGTGCAGGCGAACAAGGTCAAAGGCGTTCACAAGCTGCATAGAGCAGGGGTCAGTAGCGTGATGGCTGTACAGGAATTTGCCGTTATCGTAGATGATAGCGCCGCCCGCCGTGCTGCCGCCCGTATAGGTGTACCGCTCCTCGCTGCCCATAATGCACGGGGTATAGATGCCGGGCAGAAACTTGTCCATCGCCGTGCGTATGTCATAGGCGCGGCAGAATGCGCCCACGATGCCGGGCTTTGTCAGCGGGTCGCCCTGCTTGAGTGCCATCTTTTGGTAATTCGGAGCAGCACCGGGAACCTGCGGCCACTCGACCATGTTGCGCCAGTCCGTGTAGGTTCCCAGCAGGAACGCCACAGATGCCAGCGGCGCATCCTTGTAACGGAACACATAATCCGAATCCACGCAGGCACTCGGCCAGTACATGAGGCGGCTTGCCTGAAATGTGGTAGGGTCGGCCTTATCAATGCCAATCAGCCACGCCAGCCGCCGCGCCAGAGGCTCGTACTCATCGGGGGTAGCAGTACGGTCAAGGGGGATTACAACGCGCAGGCGGGGCTTATTGGGGCAGTGCTTGCGTGTGGAGTAGATCGCATAGCTGCATCCGATGGCATCCACGCGGCTCACGATTTCATCGGTGCCCCAGCCGGGGATATTATCGAAGTCAAGCGTCACAAGGTCACGCCCGGTCACTGCATTGGCCTTGCGCCGTCCGCCGTTGAGGGAGCCGCCCACGAACCCGCCGACATCCTTTAATGCGTCCTGCTGAGGTTTCGGCAGGTGCATATAAGCGTCGAGCGTTTCCGTTGAACGGACGGGATTCCGCAGGCGGTCATACAGCTCTGCCACGGTCATCAGCTGAGGTTTCCAGTTGAGATCGTTTCGGGATGCGCCGGTGGTGATGGTAATTTGTCTATCGAATTGCATGACCGTTTTCCTCGCTTTATCGTTATAATGGGGTTTCGCTGTTGGGCTGTTCACGGTTGAACAGCTCGGATGCAACGGATGTCAGGTATCCGGCAATTTCGGAAAGCTCAATGCCCTTGGTTTCCCACCGCATGAGCGTGTACACGGCCTGCCCCGGCTTTTCGGGGTCGGGGCTGCGGGCAATGCACACCAGATTTTTAGGATTCTGCTTTGCAATGGCCGTCAGCCATGCCGCGATGCCCTTTGTGTAATCGTTGCCGTTCGGGTCAAGGATGACTACGGGATAAACCTCGGCATCCTCTTTTTCATTCGGTGTAGCCATATCTCAGATTTCCTCCTTACTTGTAGATGTCGCCGCTCTGCTTGTGCCGCAGGGTGATTCGACCCACGACCTCAAACCCCGCCAGCCCACAGATGTACTTGACCGTGTGGATAAGCGCGGCGATGGCATCAAACCGCGCCCGGTATTCGCTGGTTGCCGCTGCCTCGATGCCCCGATAGGCGGTGGGGTCAGCATAGCCCTTGTCGTTGTAGTAAGGATTGTTGCGGGAGTTGAACGCCCGCTCATCGACAGAAAAATCAATCACTATGGTCGCCCTCCTCTGCGCCCACAGCGGCGCTCTGTGTGGCGGTTTCGGCTTCGTCCGATACCTTTGTTGTCGTGACTGTTTCGCCCTCAGACGGGGCGTCTGAGGGGTTGTCAGCGGGCGCCCAGCCTGTGGCCTGAATCAGAGCATCATACCGCATCATCTCATTTACGACCTCGGCCACAGTAGGGGACGGGGCGGCCTTTTCCGGCTCAAAACCAAAATGCTCGTTGAGAGCCTGTTTGCGCCAGTATTGGGCCATGCGGACAGCGTGATTTCGTTCATCGGCATGGCGATATGCGGTGGTTTTCCAGATGCGGGTTTCCTGCTTGGCGAACTCAAGGCGCGTTTTCAGGGATGCGATTTCAGATTCCGCACTCTTTTTGGTGATGTAGTGCTGAATCGTAGCGCAGACAGTACCCAGCACCAGCAGACCGCCCCAAACAATATCAGTGTTCACAGCTCATCCTCCCAATCCTCGGAAATGCCCTCGTCAAATTCATCGTCTGGCGGGTTAATAAACATGCTATGATGGTCGTCAATCGGGATGGACGCGCCATCGGGGCAAGCCTCGATCTCTCCCGTGGATTGCTCGGAATAAATAACCTCACCATCATCGGGGGACATCTTTTTTGCCTCCTCGGCGGATTCGGCATAAGCCATAAAAAAGCCACTGAACGGTACTTTATACAGACATTTCATTTTCAGTAAACCTCATTTCTTTGCTAAAAATCGTTGCTGAGGGCATCATTACTCAAATCTTCAAGCCTATTGGTGGCAGTTTCAATAAGGCTCGAAAAGGCTGTGATAGGCATACCCATGACTGTGTTACCGATGCGATAGTCATAGCATCCACTTTTCATTTCACGAAGCCTTTGAATAATAACTGTATCAGCATCAAAGCTATAATCGTGGTCATGAGATTCTTCATGCTGTTCGCACTCGGACGCAGAACTAAACTCTTTGCCACAAAACTCGCAGGCGTACATCGTGTATTTGTTCATTTCTTGTCAGCCTCCTCACTCTGCTGTTGTGTAGCCGTTGCCAGCACATCCTGCAGGCGGGGATGCTTGCCGCATGACTTAGCCTCGGTGCAAAACTGATACTGCGGGTTGATTTCGCATTGCGGAACCATCATGTTTGCGATGTCGGGGGCAACGGTGGCAACGCAACGCCGCATCGCCATAAACAGGGAGCGGATTTCAAACTGCGCCCTACGGCACATCCGCAAATAGCTGGCCTCAATCAACGCCCGCGCGTTCATGGAGATACACAATCCAGTGGGGGCGCCATTGGGCAGAACCATCCGCGCGTCTTCTTTTTCCGTGCCGGCCTCAATCAAGCGGTCATAGGCGTCCCATGCGTAGTCGTAGGCATCGGCAATGATGCCGTTCTGATCTTCATTAGTGGATGTAGGGAAAACCGGCTCGGCGCGGCTTTCATCGCAATAGCGCTGACTACGCACGGAAAAGCTGGAATGCCGATGCCGGGTCAACTGGGCGAGGCAAGCACGGCTGATGCCCTTGATGTGGAACGTGAAGTAGACATGCTCATATACACTCAGATGCCCGGTTTTGGCACAATTATGGGCGATTTTGAAATCCCAGAAATCCGGCTTGCTGTCGTAGCACACACTCGCGGCCTGCTCAATAATGCGCATGGGGCTGGGCGTAATGCCCATCGGATTATTGACCGTGCCGCACTGACCGGGGAGCGGGCGGGAACAGGCAATCAGTTCAACATTCATGGCTCATGGTCTCCTTTTCAACACAGGCGTTGCCGCCCATGCGGCGGTATGCAGCCGCTTTTGCGTTATCGGGTACTATATTCAGCAGTTCGTCATCGCCGCCCAGCGAGAGAAACTTATCTTTGTACCAGTTGGCCTTTGACAAATCCTGCGTTGCGCCGTCTTTCAGCCCGCAGCGATATAAGTATTTGTAACGGCTCAGCAGACAAAAATGCTGCACATATTTCGACCCGAATTTCTCCTCCATCTCGACGATGCACTCTTTCTGACCGGGGCGGTTGTAGTGGTCGGGGTGATTCACCATCTCCGGCTCGTCATCTTCCCGATCTCTCCCGAATAACGGCTGTGTAGCTGTTCCGAGCGTTGCCACAATGGCACCCAGCAGGAAGATGGCAGTGATAAATGCCAGAACCAGAGCAATGATAAAAAGGCCCATGAGAACCTTTGCGATAGATGTCAGAATAACCATTTTTAACTCCTCCTATGATACAAATAGATCGGGTGGCATAGCCTTATCATCAATGTAGTAATCAGCGCCGATTTTACGCGGGTTGGTGCCGTATGCCCGTTTTAATTCCTCGGTGTTGTCGTTCACTGCGTCAAATTCCAGCCCGTAACAGCGGCAAAACTCCACGGCGCGGGTCAGCAACTCACCCTCCCGGCACGTCCACAGAATGACCTTTGCACCGAGGCGGCGGCGAGATATGAGCTTGTCGATCAGGGGCAAATTGGGTGCGCCGATTTCAGGGTAGGCGTTTTCGCAGAGGGTGCCGTCAAAGTCAACGGCGTATGTGGTCGGATGGCTCATTTCAGTTTTTGCTCCTCCATGTATGCCGCCCATTGGCGGTCTTTTTCGGCTTTCATCGCCTTATCCATCGCGGTCATCATGCGGCGCACGACCTCAGCGGCGATTTGCGGCTTTTTAGAACCCTCGGCGATGTCCGGGCTGTCAGCCGTCCAGCGAGCGGTCACGACGACGCTGGGCACCGCCCCGGCGTAGTAGAAACAGGCATCCACAGCGTCACAGTAGAGGTAGGAACGGATGCGCGGGGTGGCGCGGGTACTGCCGAGCATCGTCATGCCACGCTCGGCAAGGGTCTGAGGGGTAGAGGTAACGATGCGATCATTGATGTGGGCCTCATGCGCTGCCTCGCGCAGACAGCGCTCCCGGATTTCATCGGTGATTTTCAAGTGCATCATGGCGGCGCACCTCAAAAGCCAATCATGGCGCGGTACAGGTTGGCGGCGGCAGTCTTGGCCTTGCACTCGCGCAGGGCATCCATTTCACCCAGAGCGAGAGAACCCGCCTGCATGAGCAGGGCAACAGCGTCAGTGCGGTCAACGGTGTGCAGATGCCTGTGTTTCTCACTCGGTACAGAAAAAGAGTATTTCTCCGGGCCACGACTGTATGCGAGGCGCTGCGCCCCGGCAATCATGGCCGTGCCTGCCTGCCGATACACGGCCAGTTCACGGGCCATATCGGCTACGACATTGAGGTTTTTCAAATCCTCGGCGCTTTCATTGCACCACAAGACATCCTCAACTGTACCGGTCTTTTCGTTGTAGATGATGGAGTATTTACTGTCCCGAATGTCAATCCTCATGGTTGCTCACCTCCCAGAGCTTTTCGTCGTGTAGCCGTTCATTCCACCGCCGATGCTTTGCGGCCATCGTCCTGCCGACCTCGGCGGGGTCGTGCAGTGCAGCGGGTAAAACGCTGATACACAATTCCACATCCGCGATTTCCTCTTGCAGATTGGCAACACAATCCGCATGGGATTTCGGCGTGGGGTTCTCGTTGCGTATCTTGCGGGCCATCTTGAGCGCGGCCTGCGCCAGTTCAGCCGATTCCTCGGCGAGTTGTTCCAGCAGTGCCGCCGTGCCGATCATCTCCAAAACATCATCGGGCATCGTCTGTACCTCCCACAATGTCAGCTAGATTGATAATCTCGCCGGGACGCAGATTATTAAAAGCCCCTGTCGGTAGCGGAATGGTGCGCTGTCCCTCGCCCTTAAAATAGCGGTGATTCGGATTAGGTTTCGCCTCAATAGGCCAGACGATAGTTTTTGCAAACGGCATCATGGCCTTTGCGAGCGCGATGTCCTGTGCAGACCAGATTGAGGGTAACTCCCAATTATTAGGTGAACTTTCGCATAAAATGCAAAACCCGCTATCCTCACGGGCAAAGCACCCCTTGCAAACGTCTGTTCCGTTTTCGTTACAATATCTGGACAGATAGTCCGCCGCGCGGCGGGCATCCGCAGAGTTTGTCGTCCGTTCCATGCTTTACTCCTCCTTTGCCATCAAATCCTTACCGCACAGCGGGCAGATTTTGCCGTCAACCTTGATGCCGCACACGGGGCAGCGCAGGCGCACATTGGTGTTGATTTCATGGCTGTCGGCCTCACTAGCCGCGCTCTCAAGGTTTTTCACGGCCTGTGCGTAGTAGCTATCTTTCAGTTCGATGCCTAGCCCACGACGACCCATGAGAACGGCCTGATAGGGCACAGAACCGATACCCGCAAACGGATCAAGCACGATGTCGCCGGGATTCGTCCACAGGTCGATGCACCGCTCGATTACATCCAACTGCAACGGGCAGATGTGCTTTTCATCCTTTTCATCGCGGGCGCTCTTGCGCTGCAAGGTGTTGGACTGCCGCACATCCATCCAGACCGGTGATGCGTATTTCTGCCACACATCCACTGGGAACGATTCATGGTCGTGGGGGATAGGCTCAGGGTTTTCACCGGGCTTGCGGAATGTCACCACATAATCAGGCAGCCCCTGCCTCGACATCGCAGAATCCTTGCGGATCTGCTTGTGTAGCAAGCCGAGGGCTTTCGTGCGCTGCATCTCCGTGACAGGGTTTTTCCAGATGCACACCTCCGAATGGAAGATGAACCCGTACTCGGTCATCTCGCGGATAATGTCGCCGCGAAAATCCTTGATGCCGATAAAGCCGTCACGGGATTTCATGGCGGGCAGATTCATGCAGTGGATGGATACCAGCCGCCCCGGCATGATGACCCGGTACAGCTCCGCCACGAGGTAGCCGAAATGCTGTGCAAACTCCGCGCCATCGCTGCTGTTGCTCATGTCCCGATCACTGTTGGAGTAGGTGTACAGGCTGGCGAACGGCGGGGAAAAGATGGAGTAGTGGACGCTGTTATCGGGGATGCCGCGCAGGGTTTCCACGCAATCCCCCTGATACATTGCCCAGCGCTGTGCGCTGTCAATCAACTGATTAAGCACATTCATGTCTAAATTCCTCCCATGCAGGTAGGCGCATAGCCGTCTGCGGTTCATAGGGCGTTGTCAGGCGGCAGGTGCTTTGCAACTGCTTTTTGACGATCTCGCGGGTCTGTTCGCCCATTGCGGCCCGCATTTTATCGCAATCGGCTTGCTTGCGCTCGATATTGGCCTTGACCGCGCCCTCGCGGGCACTGATAACGATGTACACATCCACCGGCTCAGACTGCCCAAAACGCCAACAGCGGCGCACAGCCTGATAATATTGCTCATAACTGTCAGACAAACCGACAAAAATCATCTTGTGGCAGTTCTGCCAGTTCATGCCGAATCCGGCAATAGAGGGCTTTGTGACGAGCGCCCGGTTAAAGCCCATCGAAAAGCCCAGCAGGCGGGAACTTTTCAGCGCGGCCCTATCACTGCCCTTGACCTCTACCGCATCGGGGATGCCGTGCGCCAGTGCTTCACTCTCCGAATTGAGGTCGCACCACACGAGCCACTGTTCACCAGGGTCGCCATTCACCAGATCGGCCGCCGCTTGACACCGTTCTGCGAGTGTAGCCCGTCTGGCCTCGCGCCGCTGCGTCAGCGTCATACTCTCGGTAATCGGTGCATCTCCGTCCACGATGACCTCATGCACCCTCAGCGGCGGGAGGTCGTACCCCGGCAGGTCATAGCCGAGGTCTGCGGGGCTGTTCATAACCACAGCCCAACTACCCAGCCATTGCCAGAAAACATCCTCAGCGTGACCTTTGAGCCGCCATTTGGAGGTCTGCCCGCCGTCATGGACAAAGAACATGGATAGCATCTCAGAGTAGGACATTATGCCCAAAAATTCCGCGTGATTGCCAAGCTCCATAAAGTCATTGGGCGCGGGGGTAGCGGTGCAGGCCAGCCTGAACGGCGTATCCGAGAAAAAGTCGATGATCTGATTACGCACCTTGCCCGTAAAGGATTTCAGGATGCTGGATTCATCCAGCACTACGGCAGAGAAATGCACCCCGGCGAATTTGTCCAGTTTTTCATAGTTGGTAATGTTCACACCGGGCTGAATATCGTCGGCGGTTTCGCAGAGGGTGACGGGCACTCCGAATTTCAAGCCTTCGCCCACGGTCTGAGGGGAAACGGTCAGCGGCGCCACAATGAGGGCATTTCCACCTGTATGCACACACACCCGATGCGCCCATTCAAGCTGCATCGCGGTCTTGCCAAGGCCGCAATCGGCAAAAATAGCGGCGCGGCCCTTTGCCAGCGCCCACCGCACGATGTCTTTTTGAAAGTCGTACAGCTTGCCGTTGAGATCGTCCACGGTCAGAATGATGCTGTCGGTATGTACAGCCCGCTCCGATTTGTGAACGACGAAATCAGTGTAATTTTCCATCCTCTACCTCCGGGAACCATTTCTTTGTGACCGCGATGGGGAACTCCTCGATCTCCGAGGCCCAAACGCATAACTGCTTGCGCCCAGCGTGTAGCTGTGCCCACACATACGGGAAACCGCCGATGCCGTCGAACAAACTGCCGAGGGTTGCATCCTCCGGCAGACGGTCAGCGATACCGCCGAGAACGTAATACCACTGCGGCAAGGCGATAGAGTTGCCCAGTGCCTTATATCGGGGTGTATCAGCAGCCTTGTGAGCTTTACCCTTGCTGTCCACCCATTCGCCGAGGTCTGTCCACCCATCGGGATAGCCTTGCAGGCGCTCACACTCGGTAGGGGTTAGCCGCCGCACAATCCAGCGGATGATTTTTTCAATCACCGATGGCCCCGTGTTAGCTCCGCCCTGCCCGGTGGCAGTCGTCAGAGTTACAGCCTTATCACCCGTTAGAGCACCGTTATATAGGTCTGCGCCCACGGGCTGGGCGATTACTCTACCGAGAGAATCTGCCCTGCCGGGTCCCTTATAATCGCGGGCCAGTAACGCACCTGCTACGGTATCGCCCTGTAATGTGATGGCTGTATAGTCGGTGACGCGGCTGTTGTGGTCGCCGGTCATTGTAGGGGATGTGATGCCGTCACCGTTGCCCCGCGCATCATAGATAAGCGGCTCGGCTACGGGATTGATGTAGTTGAGACACACAGCAGCGGGAGGATGCGCTGTAGCGGCAAGAGGATGGCAGGAGTCGCCGAAATGTGGATTGCTGCCGTTCTGCGGACTGGTAATCTGCGTTGTATCGAACGGCAGAACATCTAGTATAGCGATGCCGCCCTGATTCTTTGCGGGGTCAGGCGGTGAGGTGTCAAGGGTCTTTGCGATTTCAACCTCGCGGCATCCGCTGTGCGGGTTGTTGGATTTCATGGAATTGGACGCTAAACTGTCAAAACTGTATGCCTTTGGCGGTTCCGCCACAAAAAGCGTCTGGTCTTGCAAGGTGGAGAGGGTGGCGCTCTTTTCGGTCTGCACCAACGCACCCTTGCCGCCGCCCTCACACCCGGAACGGATTTTTAAGGTGTATGCTTTGGCAATATCAGGACAACAGACCCCATGCTCATGACCCTCCTGCAATGTATAGGCGGCATCACCTACCTGCCCAACGCCAAGACCCGTTCTCTCTCCGAGGGATTTGTGCCGGGTCGCAATTTGGAGGTTTACGGGGATGGCATCTGTGCAATCTGCTGTTCCAGCGCCGTTTTCAACAGTTCCGGCAGTTGCTTGCCCCGGCGTGACGCCCGGCGCAAAATGCCCTCGCAGGCCTTCCGGCTCAAATAGTACTTCTCCGGCACGCCCACCTGTAAGATCGAGGACAAGCGAGATGCGCAGGCGACGTTGGGGAACGCCCCAGTGCTGGGCATCCATTGTTCGCCACGCCAGCGAGTAGTGGTCTGCCAGAATTGCCCCGGCGCGGGGCCATTTAATCCCCCCCCCGTGCGTCCGTAGGTCTAGGAATAACAGCGTCGGGGTCGATGACCCGACAGAGGCTTTGCAGGACGGCATGGAAATCTTCTCCTTTGTTTGAACTGAACGCGCCGGGAACATTCTCCCAGACAGCGTATTTGGGGTACGCGCCAAAAGTGGCGTATCTCATTTCGCGGATGATGCGGACAGCCTCAGAGAACAGCCCAGAGCGTTCTCCGGCCATACCAGCCCTTTTCCCGGCGATGGAAAGGTCTTGACACGGTGATCCGAATGTGATGACATCCACGGGCGGGATGGTGTACCCGCTCATTTTGGTAATGTCGCCAAGATGTACCATTGTCAAGCCCCCTCAGTAACAGCGGCATCAGTGCGTGTAGCCATCAGTGCTTTGCGCTCGGCCATCAAAATCTGCCCCAGCTTATTCAGCCCCTTAGTGCCCTCACTACGGCAGCGAGCGCATCCGCACATACCCCAGTAGTTATCGTTCCATGTGTTGCCCTCAATCAACTCGGCATCGCCGGTGTCGATAAGAGCCTGTGCAAGGGCTGGATTCTGAGAAAATTTCGCATGAATGACATCGGCCATGATGCCGTCACGCTCTTTCTCCCATCCCTTGCGCAGCTTGATTTTGCGCCCGATGGCTTTTGCTACATTGGGCGGGACAGTGCAGAACGCCGCGCGATCAATCGGAACATTGCATTTTGCCGCCTGAAAAGCGGCCTCGGCGCTCCGATAGGTCAGCCCATCAATGATGATAGGGCAGGCGCAGTAGTTGCTCAAAAAGTGGTATTCGCCGGTAAAGGCGGTGATTTGTACCTTGCTCATTTTCTTTTACGTTTCCTTTCTCGGCTGGTCGCCTTGACCTCAACGCCCGAATCGTGGAGCATCGAGCGCATGAACAGGTCGCCTAAATCCTCGGTCTGATATTCCATGTACTTGTCCAACACCGCCTCGAAATGATCCGCCACGCGCTGAACGGTGCTCGGCGATAAGCCGCATTGGAGCATGGACAGCGCCCAAACGTACTGAGCGCGGGTGCTGATGTCGGCGCGTTCTTTCATAACGGCCTCATGGACGCGCCGCTCCATGACTTTTTTGCCATTCTGGTCGAGATGAATAAGAGCGTTCATGCGATAATCAGTCCTTTTTGAAGAATTTATCGACCCACCCGTCGGCATTGAGGGGTAGCGCCTGCGCCCACGGGATGGGTTTTGTCATAATTTTTGTGACGGTGTCCAGCATCGTGTCATTGTCAGCCCACGCAGGCGTGTCGATGACGACTTCATCATGGATGTGGAATACGACGTGTAGGCCCTGCGCTTCGAGGTTTTCGATGGCGATTGCCAGACAGTCACGGGCGATGGCCTGCACGATGTTCTCCACCAGCTTGCCGCCGTAGGTTTCCACCCGCTCCCATCGCTTGGTTGTCTGGTTCTGGCCCATATAACTGACCGAGGGATTGCCCCAGCGGTTTACGCCGATTTCGGGGGATGGATAGTACAGCTTGCGCCCGGACGGCAGCAGAATCGTCATGTACCGGGTGCCCGTGATGACATCCAGCTCACAGGCCAGAGTGATGACGGCATCGGTGGTTTCGGAGCGGATAGTCTGTGCGCCGCCGTTGGTGATGACGGTGACGGCGGCAGAATCAACGATGTTCCACAAATCGCGTATCATCGAATTTGTTTCGCGCCATCTGTCCACAATGCCCTTGACTTCATCATCGGAGAGGTCGTCGAGGTTATGCCCAGTGTCCATGCGGCGCATTGCACTGACACCGCCCTGATAGCCGAGGGCCAGTTCTGCGACTTTGCCGCGCTGGCGCAGAGCGTATTCCGGGTTGCCCTTTTTGATTTTCTCAATGGGCACATGGAACATCTGCGATGCCGACGCCTCATAGATTTTGCCGTGGGTGCGGAAAACTTCAAGCCGCCATTCCTGACCCGCCAGCCACGAAATGACGCGGGCCTCAATGGCCGAGAAGTCGGCATCAATCAGAACATTGCCGGGGGTCGCTACAAAGGCTGTGCGGATAAGCTGCGACAGCGTATCATTGATACTGCCGTACATCAGCCGCAGACCGTCGATGTTGCGGTCTTTGACGAGCTGACGCGCCGGGGGCAGGGGATGGGTATAGGTGCGGGGGAGGTTCTGCACCTGCACCAGACGGCCCGCCCAGCGCCCGGTGCGGTTCGCCCCGTAGAATTGGAGCAGGCCACGGACGCGGCCATCGTCGGCGATGCAGGTTTCCAGCGCATCATATTTTTTGGTGCTGGTTTTGCCGAGTTCCTGCCGGATTTCGAGCATCCGCTGCACGTTGGCGGGCTGAGGCTGTTTCAGCATCGTGGCGACGGTTTCTTTGGTGACGCTGGTGATCTCGGCATCGCTGTCCGTGGCCTCGGTCAGCCATCGGGCCAACTGTTTGATGGAGTTGGGGTTGTCCAGCCCGGAAAGCTGACGGGCCTCGGCCATCAACTGGCTTTTGACCGTAGCGCCGATGACGAGAGCGCCGCTCACCATTTCCATGTCAGCGGCCACGCCCCGCGCGTTCATCGTCAAGTCGGTTTCCCATTGCTTTTGCACAAACGCGGGCACGGGAAACGCCGACAGGCGGCGGTCAATTTCCATTTCGGTTACAACGTCCTGCCCGTTGTACTCCTTGAACAGTTTCCATTTGGCGGGGTCGTGCTTGGGTAGATTGCGGGTGCGGTTCCCGTTGGCATTGGAGGGCTTGCAGGGAACGCAGAAATAGCGGATAAGGGCCTTGCCCGTCGTCAACTTTTTCTTATCTTCGGGCAGGCCCATCGCCCTGCCCGCCGCGTCCAGAGAGGCCGGGTAACCGCAGTAGAGCGCGTGGAGCATCGTATCGCGCCACTGATCGGGGGGCAGCCATCCCAGATACTTGCTGAGAGCGAACCATTCAAAGGCCGCATTGTAGGCGTGTTTGATGTACAGGGGATTTTTGAGGGCATTTTTCAGCCAAAGGGGAATGACCTGTCCACTTGCCACGTCGATGACCTCAACGGGCATCCCATCGAGACTGTACGCGAAAAGCAGAATCTCAAAAGACGGGTCGAGGATATATCGGTATGACCCCGCCGCGCCGATGCTGACGGTACTGTAAGTCTCAAGGTCGATACTCAGATGGTGTAGCTGTTCACTCATTGCCGTTCTCCTCATATCCGAGTTCAGCCAAAACCGAGCCAATCAGCACGGAGGTGTTGACCCCACGCCCCTCAAGGGTAATGACGATAGCCGTAAACAGGGGCGTACCCTGTACCCACTGAACAATCTCACGAGGAGTCATGGAAGTGGCATTGTGGATAGATGCGACGGCATCTTCGTCAACAAGATCATTCGCTCTCCAAACATTGCGGGTCTGGCGCTCAATATCGCAGACGAGCATCGTCTGCACGGTTTCGGGGCGGCGCAGGAGCATCCGTACAATGTTCATAAGGTGCGAGGTTTCCAGTTCCTTGATACTTACAGCCGTATCATTGTTTGTGCGCCAAATCTCGGCGCTGTCAAATCTGGTTTTCATTTGGGCATTTCCTTTCCTTATTTATAAGGGAATCCGCATAGGCCGCGCCCACAAGGGGCGCGGGGATAATTACGATTTACGGATACGGAAGCAGACGGGCGCGGACAGCCACGCGAGGGAGGCATAGTCGGAGCCCGCACTGCCGTTGAGGCTCACATAGCAGAAGCTGGAGGAGTTGCCGGAGCGCTGAGAAGATGTCCAATAGGCAGTTGAATCACCGCCGTGTTCGTCCATCTTCATGCGATGGCGGCGATCTTTGTACCAATCCATCTGCTTGTACAGCCCGTCGTCGCCGAGAACAGCATCCCCGCTGAACAGTTCAGACGCGGCGGGCAGAAATAAGCGCTCAAGGCGGCATACCTTTTTGCCGTCGATGGTGTGCTTGCGCTCAGTATCAACGATGGCCTCGCGCAGTTCATCGGGCATCAGATGATCGATGCGGTCAAGCCATTTTTCGACCTTGCCGTAGGTCATGTCGTCACCGAGGCAATCCACAGAATCAAAGCGGATGGCCTTATCGTCGATGTCAGTGACGGCGCACTCAATGTGACGGCCATCCAGCAGGTCAAAGGCCAGTGCATCGCCAATATGCGGGTTGGAAGTGATTTCTTTCAGGGCAGTACCGATGTCAATATCGGTGCAGACGGTTTTACGCAAAGTTGCAAAGCTCATTTGTAGGTTCCTTTCCTTTATGTACGGGCTTGTATTTCCTCTTGATTTCTGCCCCGGAGCCGGGGTTGAACCGACATCGCGCGCTTGCTCTACCATTGAGCTATCCGAGTACATGAGAGGAGGGGCCGTAGCCCCTCCCGGTATAGAAAGAGGTGGATGGTTATTTAATTACCAGTACCCTGCCGAAAAGCGTGGTAGCTGGGTCGAACAGGGCGTCACGCACCCTGTGAGGGAGTGTTTCGATTACATCGGATTCCCGGTAAGCGGATTCACAGCGCCGCCAGTGGCATACGTCTGTGTAGCGCCGTTCCACGGTGCCGGGTTCGCGGCAGGCGCGGAGTAGGGCGGCTGGTACGCGGGCGCAGCCGGAGAGGCAGTCGGCGTAGGGATTGCCTGCGGCCAGCCCTGCTGCATGGGGGCGGCGGGGGCTACGGCGTTGCCGACACCGGCGAAATCAGATGCGGCAGAGGCACCGCCAGACAGCGGCTCACCGTCACGGGTTTTCATTACGTTGCCCAGCCCACAGCCGACACCGCGCTTGCCAGCGGTGTTAAAGGGGTAGAAGCGAACAGTCACGCGGGCATACATGCCGCTGTAAATGTCCTGCGGGGCCAGTTCCACGTTGATGTTGTCCTGCCCGACGACCTGCGGCTTGTTTTTGGTGCTGGCGGTGATGACCCAGCAGCCGTGACATTCATCGCCGAACGGGATGCCGCTGGGGCGCACACCGTCGCCGTCGTGGATGATGGAATCCAGATTCGGCGGGATAATGCCGCCCCACAGCGTCCCCGCGCCGATCTGAGCCGCCGCCTGAATGGCACTGCGGAAGTCGGCGATAGTGGCGGTGTCGGTCTTAGGAATCAACAGCGTGGCGCTGTACTTGGCATCACCCACGCCGCCCTGCGGCTGACGGGGCTTGTCGAGACTGACATAGGACAGGCGAACTTCGCCGGTCAAACATCTCTGTGCATCGTTGTTATACATGACACATTTCCTTTCTTATTCGGTTTCAGTTGTATTTTCTTCGTCGCTATCATCGAAATAGGCATCGGTGATTTCGGCAAATTCGGAGTAGCGGTGCATGGCATCGAGGATGTCGGTCTGAGCGCGGCAGATAGTAGCGCTGACATCGGCAAGCATTGCCGCACGGCGGGCAGTGTACGGGCGCATCCGTTTCGGAGAAACCATACGCGGGACAGAGTTCAAAATGTCCACGAGTTCGGCAGATACCAAAACGACGCGGGCCGGGGCCGCGATGCTTTCAGGAATGTCCGGGTCATTGGCGATACTGCGAATTTCATCAACGATGCTGATGTCACCGTCCGCATCCTCAGTATCATCGCAGGGTGTAGCCGTCTTGGCGTCCTCACACCCATCGCGGTTTTCGCAATTCTTGCAGTCATCCTCGTCTTTGGCGAGAGATTCCAGCAGTTCTTTGACTTCGCCATCGGGTGCGCCGCCGACAGCGATAATGTTCACGCCCTCAACCTCGCCATTGCGGATAGCCTCGCGCAGTTTAGGGTCATGCTCAGCGGCCAGTTTCAAGAGCATTTGGGCCAGAGGGCTATTTTTCTCAACTTTCATTTCTGTACCTCCTCAGAATTGAAAACCCCTTGTAATTTGGGGTGACATTTCAGCATCTCGATAAAGAAGTCCAGCCGTGTTTTGCGGTCATAGCTGAATTTCAAAGTATCGTAGGTGCGCTTTTTAAGAGCTTTTTTGCTTGCAAGTTGCTTTTTAGCATCCTGCAATTCGGTATTAGATAGCCGAGTGCCGACAGGATGCTTTTTAGTACGGATGACGGTTTGCAGATCTGACACCTCGGTAGAGATGTTCACATAGGCATTTGCCGCGTCTTTACGATCACGCTCGTACTTATCACGCTGCCGCTCCCAATAGGTCAGTAGCTTTTTGGCCTTATCCTCGCACTTTTCATCCTTAATGAATTGGGAGAGGATAGCGGGCATCTTATTTTTGGGGCAGTCAACCAACAGTGGCAGATATAGCTCCATCTCAAACCAGCCATCGTCCCGATGGTGATAGCTGATTGTGATATGGTCGTAATCGTTAAACATGGGTTAAACCCCTCCAAAATCAGCGGCGGCACTGTTGTACGGTTCGCGCTTGTCAGATTCGTCAACCAACGTCGGTTTGCCCATCGGGCGGTCGATCTGGTCAGCCAGCAGATCAGCAAACTTTTTCTTGCCGAGCCGCTTTTCCAGTTCGGACAGGGAAACGGGCTTGCGGTCATAGAGCATAGCCTCATCATACCCAGCCTTGATGAGCGTCTGGAACGCGGCATCGGTATCGCGGAACGCGCGAACGCTGCGGCCTGCAACGACTTTCCAGCCGGGAATTTCGCCGCCGTCGAGAATTGTCTGCTGTGCATAGGCTTTCAGATCGTCATACCAGCTCACCAAAAACTGGCCGCGCGTCAGCAGTTGACCGATTTCTTCATCGGTCAGCGCTTTTTGCAGGCCCATCGCGCGGCGCGTGATGTTGTCTTTCGGTTCATCGGCGGGGACGCGACCCATAGGTACACACGCGGCGAAATCTTCCAGCGCCGTGTTGATGTTGGCACGGGCGCGGCATTTTGCCTTGCCCCGGCAGAACTTGCAGTGCTCGCCGGGAACAAATATGCCGGGGCCGTTGAACGCCTCCACAGCGAGGGGATGGATTTCGGCGCCCCACGCCAACAGGTCATCCACGGTCATCTCATCCTCGGACGGGTCGGCGCTGATTCGGGGCTGGATAATGGTCATGCGCACCTTTTTGATGGTGTCACCGTACAAGGGCCGGTACCTTGCAAGGGCACCGAGGGCGTAAAGCCGCATCTGCGGATTGCCCACGGCATCCACACGGACACCCTTGCCGTGTTTGTAATCAAAAATGTTCAGCGTGTCATCGCCGATCATCACGCAATCACAAGTACCGAAACCATCCGGCACGACATCAGAAAAGTCCACCTGCTGCTCCGTCATAATCGCCGGAGGATTGGTGTAGCCCAGCGCCTTTTCCATAATCCAGTCGCAGTAAACCTTGGCACAGGTCAACATTTCGGGCTGATAGAGCTTGTTCCGCTGCAGAGGGCGCAGCTCCTCAGCCATCGCGTCCACATCGCCGCGAGTTTTGACGAACAGTTCACAAATGCTATGCGCCAGTGTACCCTCCTCGGCATAGACGCTCGTACTGACCGGAAATTGCGCCTCAAACGTGGGCGACGCGGTACAGACCAGATAGCGGTGCGCATTGGACGCGCCGCACTTGGCATGAATCTCAGGGCTTGCCATTTGCTTTCTCCTTTTCTTGCTGTTGATAAAAAGCGTGAAGAACACTTTTCGCCGCGAGAATCCCATCCATATACCCCTCGGCGCGTTTTCCGCGGTGTGGGTTGTTCTGGGCCTTACGAGTTAGCAACGCCTGCATGGCGTCATATTCCCACGCCGTCATCTCAGCACCCTTAAAACTTTGCGCCGAGGGCGGCGAGATCAGCAGCCACATTGGGCAGAAACTCCTTAGGAATCTGCGTGACGGCCTGAACGCCGTATTTTGCGAGGATGCCCTGCAACTGCATAGCAAATGCGGGGTTGCTGTTCATCAGCGGCATAGCGGCGTTGATGATCTGCTCAAGGGTGACGCTACTCTGCTGAGGCTGTGCCGGAGCGACGGGAGCGGGAGCAGGTGCAGCGGTAGGCTGAGGGATGAACTGCTGGGCCACAGGAGCAGCAGGCGGGGTCATCACGGGAGTAGCCGTTGCAACGGGCTGGGGCATCATAGGCGCGGCTACGGGGGCGGCAGGAGCAGGCTGCTGTGCCGGGGCAGCGACGGGGGTCTGCACGGGTGCGGGCTGAGGCATGGCCACAGGCGGCTGTTCAACGGGGGTCGGGGGAGTGACAGGCTCAGACGGGGCAGGAGCAGAAGCCGCAGGTGCGTCCGGGGCAGTTTTGGCAGCAGCTTTCTTGCTGCGGGAGTTTTTTGCCGGAGCGGCGGGGACGTCAGTGCCCTTGCTTTCGATGGCCTCGGCCAGATGGTTGATGGCGGCGCTCAGTTCGGGAGCGTCAACGGTTACTTTCAGTTCGATCATGGTGTGTTACCTCCAAAATTTATTTGACGTGGGCATCGGTGCCCTTGTCGTAATTGAAAACGGGGAGAATGGTAGCGTCGATGATGGCGGCGACAATCAGGAGCGCCCACGACGCGCTGAACATCAATGGGTTGATGGGGAAATCAAAGCAGATACGGAGAAGCGGGTCAAACATGGCGTAGTACATAGCGACCTGAATCACGAAGAAAAGCGATATGCGCCCCGCGAGGTTCACAATCTTATACATGAGCAGACTCCCTCTTTGCTTTCCATGCGTTGTACCGGGCGAGGTTGTCAGAATTTTCGTAGAACGCCTTGCAGGCCGTAAAGAGCGTGTCGCCCAGAACTCGCTTTTCTTTATCTGGAATCCTATCGAAGTCGATTGTGATGCTTTCCATGCTGCACCTCTCATTCCAAAGAGTGATAAATAATCACCCTTTTGCAAAAAAAATATCTTCTCGTTCCTGCGCGGACAGAGACAGCTCGTCGGTCAGGGTGCGAATCTCGCTTGCCTTGAACTCGCTAATGCCGTTCAGCTTGTTATAAAGCCCCTGCTCCGATATGCCGAGCTTTTTTGCAAGATCACGCTTTGAAATTTGCGAACGGGTGATTACCATTTCAAGAAGTAAACCGTTGAACATTTTATCAAACCTCCTCTCTATTCGGGATGTGATTATTTATCACTACACGCATCATAACACTAGGGTGATTATTTGTCAACATCTTTTTTTAAAAAAGTAAAAAAAACTTGATTTTTAGTCACTTATGTAGTAAGATATTATATAAAGAAAACTTTA